AACAAATTATGACCAACGTGAGAATCCTCTGGGTTGGTTGGATGAAGTGATGGGTGTTGAACATCAGAACTTCTTTGAAGGTCGTGCTACTTCTTACATGAAAGCAGGACTACGTGGTAGACAAGATAAAATAACCTTTGCAAACTTGGAGAGTGATAATGGTTAATAAAAGTGAAGCTAACTTAGTAAGTTTTAAAGTGCTTCTTACACGGAACAATGATATCGTTACAGAGTTTAGTATGTTACCGGAGGATATGGTGGATGAAATATTTCCACCAGATGAAAGAGATGTTATAAAAACTATTCTACGTAATGGTAAGTTAAAGATGGGAGACTTACATAACTTCTTTCAAAGAGAGTTAAACGTACTTAAATAATTAACTTCCTTGAGTAATCTTTATAACAGAATCTCCACCACCATTTATCTTAACTGTGTTAGAGATACCATTCTGAATAAAGATAACGGTATAGCCTTGACCGGAGTCTAGATCAACCTTTACTGATTGTTCTACGCTTCGGGTCAAGCTTATTAATTCACCCTGCACCAACGTAATAATTTGAGTAGTAGTATCTTGACCATAAGCTGTACCTACTACACGAGTCACAGTCTTTTGTTGATTCAATTCATCATCACTTAATTTATCTAGCTCATCTACAACCTTGAGCATATCTTCAAAAAAGTTTACATCTAAAAAGTTTACATCTAACTCGGTAAACTCTAAATCATCTTCAGCTAGATAATCTTTTTCAAGCTCATCAAACTCTAACAAATCTACATCTAAAACATTACTTGCTTGAGTTGATGTATCGTCAGATAATGCTTGAGTTCTTTCAGGAGGATTAACAATCAACATGTTGTCGATTAAGTCTAGAGTTAAATCAAGTATGACAGGTTTTGTTGGTGCTTGTTCAAAGACATTAGTCACCGTAGATTCAAATGGTTTATTAAGAACAACCAAACCCATTGCAGTTTCGACTGTTATCTCTCCACTTGAAGTACCATCAGGATTAGGTAGAAGTATAACTAAAGACCTACCGAGTTCATCTACAGTAATGGTAAAGTCTGTTCCTCTTATACCAACAATCGCACTGTTGGTTCTAATTTTTATATTCTTCTTTGCAACTTTGTTAAGCTTTCCAGTGACAAACCTAGCTGTACCCTTTGCAAAGTTAAGAGCCATCTTAGATTTCTCTGGGTTAGGGTCAAATACAAACTCATCTATTAAAACTTGGGAATGTTCTGTGAGCCTTATCAGCGTATCATCTATGAAAGTGATAGCCATACGACCATTAGATGTTTCTACGTTGTCATACGAGAGGATAGGAGCTTCTAGGGCAGCTTCCTGTGGTGTATCTCTAACTACCCTAGCAGAGCCTTTTAGCTCTGTGATATTTCCTATGTTATCAGCAGCCCAAAGAGGTGCCACCATCATTTTGAATGACACAAACAGTACCACCATTGCCTGTCGAATCGATGCGTAACCAATCATTTGCTAATGTACTCTGTTGTTGAATGTTAAATGTTCTTGAATTTCCTGTTTGGTCTAGATAGAAATAACCACCATCAGCTCCATCAGCATCTAGGGTTAAAGTATTACTATCACCATCAACATCAATGTAGTTAGTTGCTAAATCATAATCAATATCAATAGTAAACGTATTACTATCTCCTTGAATAATCCAGTCTAAGTCTAAAGTACTTGCCAAGTCAGCAGTAGCTTGGTCATAATTAAATGTATTACTACTACCTGTTACATCAATATTAAGATTACTTCCATCAGCACCATAAGTATTGGTAGGGTCTACTTGTATGTTAAAAGTATTACTACTACCATCAAACTCAAATAAACCTGTGAAGTTATCGGATGTGATGTCCCCTAAAAACTTATTACTATCACCAATCTGATTGATGTCTAGTGTCATAGTTCCACCATCTAAATCAAGTGGTGTCATTGACCCTGAAGTCGCTGAAGTACCACCTATAATATTACTTGAACCTAGTTGTTCTAAATCAAGATTTGCTGTGGCTCCACTCTGATTTATATAAATCTCATTATCAGCTACAGCCACCATAGCCAATAATGCAGTTAAACTAATTAATCTTTTCATATTTCCAATATCCCCTCTCGATACCTATTTTAATTATATTTAATACCCCCGTCTCTATAGCTCTTTGTAAAGCAATAGATACACTCTCGTTCTCTGTGAAGCCACCTTCAATCTCTACAAGCTCTGTACCCATTTCAATAAATCTAAATACATCTTGTGAAATACCAGCAGATAAAATATTCTTAGAGACTAACACCTCCATTAAAACTTCACCTGTTGATACAGATACCAACCTTAACGATACATTGACTGTATCTTCTCTGTATTGTTTGTTACTACCAATACCCAAGTATCTAGCTCCAACACCACCACTTGTTATATTAGTATCATAACTAACAACACCACCTTGAATTAATAACCCTGCAAATAGCAGAGGTTTTAGCTTCTGTTCTTCTTCAAACTCTTGTCTTGTACTGCGTATAAGCTGACGTTCTTTTGTTAAATCATCTAAGCCTACACGTTCTACAACTTTAAAAAACTTTCCATTTGCTGCATGTTTTAAAGCTCTGATAAGATATGCTTCCGGAGCTTGTGTTACTGCTGTACTAAATAAAGCAAACGTACTGTTGCTCTTACGTTGCCCTGTCAAGTCTTTAAAACTATTAGGATAGACAGCCACTGTCGGCTGTGTCAGAGCTGCCGGTAAGTTTTTAAGTTCTGTTGATTGTAATTGTAAAATTTTAGAATCTTTAATTACAATGTTAGGTGCACCTCCAGAGGTGAGCAACCCATCGTATTTAAACGTACAACTAGAAAGTAAAAGAACCGATAGGTAAAGTAATTTCTGTAGTATTCCCATCTGCATCTGTAATTTTTAAAGTAACAAACTCACCGTCTGTTTCGTATTCAATAGTATTTCCTTCTAATTCTACGACTCCACTTGTGGCTGGTGTCTCACCGAATAAATTATCTACGAGCTGTCTTGATAGTTGGGCATAGATTCTTGATTCTAAATTTCGTATGAACCTTGCAAGAGTTGTATTGTTTGCTTCTCTTTCTAGCTCTTCTTGATAAGCTTTTACTTCTGCTTTTAGTGCTTCACGCCTAGATGTTTCTTGGTTCTCAATGGTTAAGTAATGACTAGATGTATTTATACCACTAAAGCTAGGACTTTTAAACTTGTGTACCATCTCATCAGAGATGCTTTGTATAGAATAAAATATACATAACAAAGACCAAAAGGTAATACAGAAATAACAATTCCTTGTAGACCTTTCGCTGCTGAATGTCGGTTTAAGTTTCATAATTTTAAAATGAGTAATTAAATCTAACGCCTACTTCATGGTTATTTAAAACAACTGCAAACGCAATACCATTTATCATCCATAAATCTTTTTCTCTTCGATAGTCTGGTTGTTTATCTAAGAGGTAAAAAATAACTGAACTGGCTGCAACTTTACTTATAACAATAGTATGTACTTTAGGTTTTTTACCAAAAAAACTATTTCCTTCGAAAAAATTACAAGTTGTTTGTTTTTGACATTGAATCATGTCATAAGTTTGTAATGTGTCTAAAGCTTGTAAAGTTAAATATGAGTACCAAAGATTTTTATCTTTAACATCCCAGTCTTTAAAGTCTGCAAGTGTTGGTATGGCTAGTAATAAACATAATAATAAACTAATCTTTCCTTTGGTCATCTCTCTCTGCCTTTGCTAATTTGTCTATATCTATTAAGTTAGGAACACCTAATAAAGTTTTAAGTAATACATCTTGTCTAATACTTTGATTATCTAAAGCTCTGACTCTATCAATCAAAGCTACAATAATACCATACTGACTATCGAGTTTTGTGGATACTCGTTCTTCCATAGTGTCTAAACTTGTTTGAACTTTATCATCTAAAGTTTCAAGCTTAGTTTCCATACCATCAATGATTCTATTGATAAGCTTCCAAATGAACAAACCTAACCCTAAAGCTGCTGCAATGGGAAAGCCTACTTCATTTATAAGGCTTACGAAATCGTTCATTTGTCTGGGCTGTTAGAAGCTCCGAAGTAAAATGATATGACTGCACTTGCTAGACCACCAAGATAACCAAGTACTAAGTTAATAAGTGCTTCAGAGTTTTGCTCGGGTGGTTGTAATGTAACTAAGAATATGTATCCCATAAATCCACCAACCACAGCTATACCCATAATACGTGCAGTCCAGTCTTTACTAAACTTATTACGAGCATCTTGTCCATCAGCTACTTCTAGTTTAAACACATCCACATCAAGCTCTTTCATCTGAACTGCAAAAGCATTCTCAGCTTTTTTAAGTTCTAACATTTGTTCCGGTGTAGCTTCAGCCACAGCTTTTTCTATGGACTTAGGATTATTAGGACAGCCTAGTACATCTGCTATCATATTTGCAGCCATACCACCCATTGGTCCACCCAATGCAGTACCTAGTGTTGGTGCTACTGCACCTACTATATTTTTTAATAATCCTTTCATCTTAGTCTCCTAGTGTTAGTGTTGATTCTAATAAATCATTTATAGAATCTAATAGATACTCTGGTACATCTGCACCAAGTATATCATCTTCGTTGTATGCAATCATATAAGACTCTATAAGGTCTTCATACAGAGGTCTAAAATCTTCTCGCTGTATCCAAGGCTCGTTACAAATTGTACGAGCTTTACAATCTATTCTGTAAGCTTTGTCTAATTGTTTCTCTGTATAGAGTAGCATTATATTTGATCGAGAACAATCTGTTGTAGTTCAATACTACGTCTACCCACTTGAGTAAACCAACGACTGTCTTGCATTTGAGCAGACATTTCTTTCCAGTTGTGTTCTCTACAAGCTTTCAACATGTTACGAAACTTTGAAAGTCTTGTACCACCTAAGTTAAAACACATATTGACTAACACATGTTGTATCTTTTCAGGTAGTTTATAAAAAGCTTCTTTGTCTCCAAACACATGTATGGCTTCTGCATAATGTTTATCAAAGTCTATTGTATAGTATCTATCTACCACTGCTTGTGGTACAGGGGTACCAACTTCCCAATCATATTCATGGTCATTAGGTTGACATAGATGACCAACTCCTAGAGTCTTATAGCCTAAACTATCCATATAAATTTCTAGGACTTCGCCCTCGTGTCGTTTGATTTCTGCTTTACATTGTTCGATGTTCATGTTATACTTTCCTCCTGTTCACTGTCTATTTTTTGTAAAAGGGCTGCTGCAGCCGGTATAGCGATACCATATTTTTTTGATATCTCAATAATACGTGCATCAAAGACTACATAGTTTTTCTTTTTCTTACCTTTTGTTTTTCTGGTAAATCCATCATTATATTTAATCCCCATAACACCAGATTTTTCCAACATATCTTCTACATATTTTCTATCTGCTGTAATGCCTTTGTTTATTAATTTATTAATACCACTTATAAAATCTTCACCAGTTAATTCACTCATAGTTACCCATGCATCTGACACTAATTGTTCCCTATCTCTATCTTTAGTCCATGATGGATACTTTCCGTATAACGTAATAAACTCTTCAAGCTGCATATTATCTAAACTATCTATTGCAGTTTCAGCAGCACTAACAACTCCTGAAGGTTGGTACTCCATTTTTTTATCCCAGTCTAATAGGTGGTTATCTGTTGTTTTTAAATTTACTTTATAAAGATGTCCAACATTATCTGGTAATTCTGAGCTTTTAAATTTATCTAACTCTTTATCTTTGTCTATAGCTTTTAAAAGAAAAGCTTGTCTTTCTTTATTGTTTCCAGCTTTCTTAGCGTTTTCAGCTTGACCTATTAGGTCTTCATATTCTTGAGTTAATTTTTTAATACCTTGACTTTTACTAATATTTTTTTTGTATCCTTTTGCAATCTCTTCAGTAGTTGTAAAGTATAACCCCTTACCAAATGCCATAGCACCCTCACCAGACATTAAAAATTCTGTAGAAAACTTATCAAAATCACTAGGTGTTCCATGCATTGCTTCAATACCTTTAAAGTTTTCTTCTTCTAATATTTTTTTCTGACTATATTTTAAAGGCATGGTATTAAGTTCTACTTGTGTTAAAGGTTTTGGTTTACTAATGTTTTCAACAATTTCTTTACCAACAAGTTTACCGAGTCCTCCAAATGCAAAGCCCAATCTATCCATTTGCTCTTGATAAGGTTCACCAGTGTAAGGATTAATTCTATCTGCTGGGTCTTCTTTAGTAAAAGGTACATTGTCTTCTCCCTCAACCATACCACCCTTTGCATAATTACTTCTATAAAAGTCAGTATAGTCCCGAGTATATCTTCTATCTTTAGGTCTATCTTTTATACCTAGAGCATAGGCTGCTTCTTTGTCTATTTCTTTTGCAAATATATTTAAATCATCGTAAGGATTAGCACCAATATATTTATTCATAAGACCTTTAGTTCCTATGAATGGAGTTTTACCTGCTGCTGTTTCAACCAATCCTTTTCTTCCTAGAAGTAAACCAAGAGTATCAGTTACTGTTGGTCCTCCTAAACTTAAAACTGAAACTGCAGGATTTTTTGTATATTGAATAGAGTTTTTAAAACGTAACCCATATTCAAGTGGACCAAACAGTCCAACCCTTTGAAAAGCTTTTATAAAATCTTCATCTTCAAAACCTTCTTCTACTATTCGATCTCTGTTATCTTCATTAGACCTCCAGTAGTTTGTACCTAATGCTAAACTTGTAGCCATTAAACCAAAAGCTCCTAGCTTTGCTCCATTAACTTTAGGATTCGTAACTGCTGAACGAATATAATTTTTTAAGACTGTATTACTAAACACGGTTGGATATCTTAAAAACTGTGTTAAGATATCTACTTTGGGATTTGTCATAAAGATAGGTATTCTTGCTCTATCTCGACCTACAGGCATAATAACTTCGTTTACAAATCTACCTGCTCCTTGAATGACTGATTTATAAAACTCGTCGTCATATTTAATTTGACCAGTTAAAACACCATCTTTTCTTTCAGCTCCAAATCCTGTTTTAGCTCCGCTATTTAACCACCTTAATCCATCTTCTATATCTATACCCAGATCAAACACTTCACTTTTTAATAACTGAATATTACGTACTTCTTTTCTGCTTAACTCTTTGGTTGCTGCTTCATTAAATATATCTACACCTTCTTTAGAAAGCTTATTGAGTTTTTCTAAGTTTTCTTTTATTAAATTTTTTGCAATATTAAAAGAAGCTAACTGTACAGATTTTGTCCAAGGAGTAAGTAAGTTAAGCCTAAAGAATCCTCGTGCTTGTTTTTTTAACCACTCATTTTGTAGTCCTTCACCAGTTAAACGATTGGTAGATTCTGCAAATGACTCATCCATTGCCATAAATACTTGATTCATTTCTTTTTGTATCTGTGAATCTGGCATGTCATATTTCTTTCTTAACAGAATAGGAATATCTTGTACAAAAATTTTATGTCCTTCTCTTACTCCACTTAACGCATCTTTGACTGGCTTTGTAACAGAGCCACTAGTTTTTGTTAGAGGAATCATTGCTTCTGTTAATGATGATACTGTAGCTAACGGTAGATATGCTAATGAGTTAGCAAGTTTCATTGTATCATATGCACCTTGTATTCTTTTAACTTAGTAATTCTTTTTCTATCTCCTCTAGATAATCCTCTTCCTCCCCTAGCTTCTCTTAGCTCTCTATCCATCGGGTCTAACCATCTAGCAGCAAATTGATTTTCATTAGATTTTGTACTAAATCCCGGTAATAAAAAACTTTTCTTATGCTGTATAGCATTAGCAGCATTCATGTAATAAGTTACAACAGTGTTTAAATCATTAGTTAAAAACTTTTCAAAAGCGTTATCGTTTAAATCTTTAAATGCTCTGGATTGAGTTAATAAAATAGAATGTGAAGAAAACAACTCATTGTTTTTATTAAGCATATCATTAATAAGATCAGCAGCTTCTCCTTGATCTTTAACAATTTTTTCACTAACTAATAAATCTGAAAATATTTCCCTATTTTCTTCAATTGCTTTTCTGTCCCAACTTCTTGTAAAATAATTTGGAAGTTTTCTTTCTTCTTTTATAAGACCTGCTTCAATAGCATCATCAAATATTTTATTAAAAAACCCTCTTAAGTCTTTTGCAACTTGTTGAACATCTTCGCTGTAACCTTCAGGTTTATCTCCTCTTAAAATTCTAATAACACCTAATTCGTCTGCTTCTTTAAATGCACCAGCTTTACGTAGTGGGGCAGTAGCTTCGTCAAATATGCTATGATATTCACCTCTAAGATTTTCTAGTAGTTCACCGTGTCCTAATGCTACACGTTCTCGTGTTAGACCACCAAAGCCACGACTAAAATCTTCTCGCATTAAATTACCAAGTTCTCTGGTAATAGGAGAAAATTTTGCTTTTGTATCTAGTATAGATGTAGCCGAACCAATTGTATTTGCTTTTAAAATGTCTCCAACTTCTAAAGTTTTTGAAACTTTATCTTGGAAACTTCCCGGCTCAAGTGTTAAATAACCATCTTCTGAATAAAGTCTATTCATTTTACTATAGAAAAGATTACCTTTTT